AAAGTCCAATAAACAGGACTTTTGGTTGAGTGTTGTTTTACGCGAGCAGGTCTCGGAAGCGCTGAACGGCGCGATCGTTGTACTTAAATACATCGACTTCCTTTGCCGAGTACGGAGACTTATCGTGGTACCATGCACCGTATTCGTCGGTTTTCATGCCGTATGTGTTGGCAAGATTACCGATGGCCTGCTTGCTCACGCCGAACATCTTGCCGATCTCTGTAGCGGAGTAATGATGTTGGGTGGTCTGCGGCAGCGGGATAACCTCACGGCCTGCGAGCACCGTGCTTGCGTAGCTTGCGCATACCTGACGGTAAGTATCCGACTTTACCTGCGCGGAGATACGCAGCCACAACGACGCTTCACGGGCGCGGCTGTTGCGCTCCATAATGTCAAGGCGGTTCTGCTGTGCCGGTGTGATCTTGTATTCGCCGGTCTTGTGGATAGACGGAAGAACCTCGGAAGTAACCCAGTGTTTGAATTCCTTCGCCGTCGGCAGTTTGCTGGACAAGATAAGGCTGTACAGGCCAGATTCGTTGATGATGGTAACAGGCTGCTTGCCACCGGGGGTTGTCATTTCAACCACCCCTTTGTCTTCGTTATCAATGTGCTTGCGAACCGCCTGTGCGGTATCGGAATAACCGAGAATGTCCGCTACGTCCTTGCCGACGAACCACGGTTCGCCGTTCTTCTCGATGGTGCGTACCTGCTGTTCTTCGTACTTGAATGCAACGATGTTGTTTTTCATGTGTCTGCTCCTTTCGAGTGGTATGGTTACTTACAGTAATTCCTTTGCGGCCTGTACCCCAGCCTTTAAGCCAAGGGTAAATGCATCGCTTTCAAACTTCTGCGTGCAGTCGGCCATCATTTTCACGAGCTGGTCATTCTGCTCGTTGCTTAACGGCAAGGCGCGAACGTATTCGCTCAAATTCTGCGCGAGCCGCAAAGCCTCTTGTGTGCGGCTAAGGCAATATCCCGAAAAATCCATTGTGTTAGCCCTCCATATCTTCCGGAATATTCGTGCCGAGGATTTTGTTGAAGAAGTATACCTGACCCTTGCCGGTAATCTTCGGCGTGCGGCTGATGGTGGTGTGACCGTCCGAGTGAGTAATCACAGTTTCCTTGATCTCGAACAGACCGAGTTCCATGCTGCGCTGGGTAGGCATATTGTAATCACTACCCTTGCGCTTGACGAGGTAGCCATTTTCACGCAGCCATGCAAAAAAGCGCTTGCCGCCCATATCCGCGCCATTCTGACGGAGAATCTTCGCAAAGTCGAAAATCAGGATGGAAGTTTTGGACACGGTAACGCCCTTTGCAAAATGGACGAGCGGTGCATCGAGCTTCGCCTGTTCGGCAGCGTGGGAAAGCAGCTTTTCCTTTTCCTCAATGGTTTTCTGAGCGACAAGCAGGGCTTTCGCCATCAGTTCCTCAGGGCTGAGAGTTTCCTGGCCGGCAATGTAGCCGCCGTTCTTGCGGATAGAGGGAATAACATCGTGCGTAATCCATCGCTTGAACGCTTTGGCCTCCGGCTTGCGAGAGCCGAGAACCAGAGCGTACAGGCCGGGTTCGTTAACCACAGTCTTATTGGGGTTGCCCGGAATACCGTCGGTTAAAACTACGGTATTCCTCTCGTCGTCATCCAGACGAGCAACCGCATCGCGGCTGTTAATGATGTCCAGCGCCTTGCAAACGTCAGCCGCTACGAACCACGGCTCGTTCTCAATGTTCAGCGTGCGAACCTCGCCAAATTCAGGGTTAGTAAATGCAATGATTTTGTTGTCCATGGGTTAATTCTCCTTTTCTACAAGTTCGTTAAGGGGTACATTCAAAGCACTTGCGATCTTGCTTGCCATCTCTACTGAGCAGCTACGTCCGTTGCGAATGCCGGAAACACTCGAAACGGAAATACCGGCAAGCGTCGCAAGTTCCTTTCCTCGCATACAACGTTTTGCCATCGTTGCGGCAAGGATTACTCGATCAATACGCATATATCCTCCTTTCGCTATTTGCGTTTGCATATGTCGTAATTTAATTATATGTGCGATTGAACAGTATGTCAATATAAATTTGCAAACGCATTCACGGAGGGGATATTATGACCGTAGGAGAAAGAGTAAAAAAACTTGCAGAAAAGCAGGGTATTTCGCTTCGAGAGCTTGCTAAAAAAGCTGAATTGTCGTATAACACAGTTTATTCTATTACGCGGCGTGGTAGCGAACGAGTTGCGCCAGACACTATTTCTCGGCTTGCAAACGCACTCGGCGTAAATGTGAACGAGTTGACCGCAGATGCTTCCATCCGCGTAACCGGCGCGCCGGAAATGGTGGAGCTACAGCAGAAAGTAGCAGCTGGTCAAGCCACTGAGCAGGAAAAACAGGCATGGCTCGAAGCCAATCTAAAAGGCTTAGAGCGTATGCAACACTCAATCGAATTCATGCTGCATGATCTCGCGCAGTATGATGAGACACAAAAAATCGCCCGTCAATCTCGGCTGACGACAATATTCAATCAGCTTACCGAGGACGGGCAGGAAAAAGCATTGGATTTCCTTGAAATCATGCTCGGAAATCCGAAGTATAAGAAATAAAAGGGAAGTGGAATTATGTTTTGCACGAATTGTGGCACGGAATTCGAGGGAAATTTTTGCCCGAACTGCGGAACAAAGGCTGGTGAACAACTACCTGCACAAACCGTTGCCCCAAAGGAAACGCACGAGTATTACGACAAAGAAGGCGATCTAATCGACCTCGCCACGATCTACGGCGTATACAAGGACAGAACCAACATGGCCGCATTCTTCCGTAAATGCACCGATTACGATTCTGTCACTATCGGCAAAGCGCTGGACTATATCGAGGATAACGTAAAGCCTACAGAGTACGGGATGCTGGACACAATCCGCATGAAGCGTCAGATCGAAGCACCGATTGAGAAGATCATCAAAGTGCAAGCGGCGAACGACCCGTCGGTTAAATTGCAAAAGGCGCAGCTTTTCGAACTGAAAAAGGCGAACCAACTACAGCAAAAAGAAATGAACGCGCAAGCGCGTTGTCCGCGTTGCGGCTCCACTTCCCTTTCGGCGCATAAGAAGGGATTCGGCATCGGCAAGGCCGTGGTAGGCGCAGCCGTGACCGCGCCGCTGGGGCTGGGATTGATCGGTGCCGTAGCCGGAAACAAGGGCGCGAAAAAAGTCCGCGTCACTTGTTTGAAATGCGGAAAACAATTTTGGGCATAAAAAACGCCCACCGGCGGCAACCGGCGGACGTTATACGGGGGTAGAAATCTTGTGCAACGGAATTCTACCCTCTTATTATATCGAAAATAGGAGGAAAATGCAATGCCACGTCGAAAAAAAGACCCTCGCGGATTTGTCCGCGAGACCGGAACGTATATGGGAAAGCACTACGACCTGAGAGCAAAAACCGAAAAGGAACTCAACGAGAAAATCAGGGCAAAACGCGCAGAGATCGAATCCGGAAGTAAACTCATTGAAGCCGGTGTTACCGTAAAGGAATGGGGAAAACGCTGGGTAGAAACCTACAAGTCCGGCGTGAAGGAATCCACGCGCAGGCTGATTGAGGGACGACTTGTGAACTACGTCTATCCCTACATTGGGGATATCCCAGTCAGCAAAGTGCGTCCGCTGAACTGTCAGGAAGCGCTTAACTCTGCGGAAGGACGTGCGCCGGACACCGTAAAGAAGGTGCAGCAGGCAATCGAGCAGATGTTCCGCGCAGCCAAGCAGAACGGCTTGTGCGTCAATAATCCTGCGGAAGATTTGAAGATGCCCCGTACTGGCAAGCAGAAGAGCCACAGGAGCATTACAGATCGAGAACGTGTTATTTTACTGGAAACTGCAAAGACGCATCCTGCGGGAACGTGGGTGCTTACTCTGCTGTATAGTGGCTTGCGTCCGGCGGAAAGCCTTGTGCTGACATACGCCGATATTACAGGCGGTATGATTACTGTTGACAAGGCATACGACCGGGACACCCGCGCCGAGAAATACCCCAAGTCAGACGCAGGCGTTCGCAAAATACCGATCATCCCCCAGCTTGCCGCAGTCCTGCCGAAAGCCGGTTCGTTCGGTGAATTGGTTTTTCCTCGTAACGGGCACTTGTACGATGATAAGTCCATGCGTGCCATGTGGCAGGGTTTCCGCGCCGCTATGGATGATACCGAACGCGAGTTGATCGCGGCGGGGAAAATCTCACCCATTGCCGAGCAACTGCCGCCTATCGTTCCCTACGATCTGCGCCACACGTTCTGCACAGATTTAGAGCGCGCGGGCGTACCGCTCAACGTCGCAAGCAAACTCATGGGACACGCATCTATCGAGATTACCGCCAAGATTTACACTCACACCGGCGAGGATATGATCGAGCGTGCAGGTGAGCAATTAGCCGCCTTGTTCAGTCCCACATTTAGTCCCATTAACGAAGTGCAAAAAACGCCTATGGCTGACATTATGCGAGAGCTGCAAGAACTTCGTGCAGCAGTGCTCAAAGCCGTATAAAATAACAAAAAAGCCTTGTTTCAATGGATTTACCAAAGAAACAAGGCTTTTTAATATGGAGCTGCTAACCAGATTTGAACTGGTGACCTCATCCTTACCAAGGACGAGGTGAAATTTCGAAACCCCACAGTATGTCTGAACTTTTGACACTTCAAAAATTTTAGTCCCATGTTTAGTCCCACTTGACCTATACATTGTACCACAGATAGCGTGGGACTTCAACACCGCAATGAAGGGAGGGCATTTGCCCTCCCTTCATTCAATGCTTCACAACATACCGATAGTATGCCGCTTCCTTATTTTTCACTGCGTCCTTGTCTTCGAGCCAGAACGCACAAGCAGCGTCAACATAGTAATCAATGTTGCGGATGCCGTGTTTCTCGTTGACCTTGCAAAAGTCGGAGTAAACAGCGTTCATTGCCACCCAGAATTCTACCGGGTCGTAATTCAAGTTGTGCTGCTGCATTACCTGCTTGCACTGTTCAAACGTCCAGTGCGGGCCAGTCGTGCCGTCAGCGTTCTGCATGTTGTGCAGCCATTCGTCCGCCATGTCCTTAGTCATACGTCCGGTGTGCGTGCTGGACGCATAGCCCATAGTGCGCTCAGAACCGTGCGTCTTGTCACCTACATAAGAAGTATCCCCCATGTAAGCATCATCGTCACGAAAGCCGATAGGGCGCATCTCGTCCTCGTAATCGGGGTACTCGTCATACTCCGGATATTCCATGTTGCTTTTCGGTGCAAAGCGTCCGTCAGAATAGCGGCGATAATTCCGCATCTCCGGTTCGCCGCCGTGAATACGCTCGTCATAGTAACCGTAAGGCTCAATATGATTGTACCGATACCGCACGCCGTAATGCTGGCGATCTTCGGGGTACGTCTTGCGGATTCTCCATTCCTCCGGCGAAGCATTCTCTCGGCGGGTGTGCTGCATCAACAGCATTCGGGTTCCTCGTTTCATGATGATACCCCCTTACGCCGTCGGCGCTGTGCCGTTAATAGACCGCAGCGTGTCAGAATGAGAGCAGCAGGAATTACCGAGCATTCGGAAACTGCCGCCGCTGGACGAAGTGACCACCCGGCAAAGGTACTTGTGACGGGTGTCCAGATTAAACACTGTCGCCTGTGCGCCGTTGCATTTCAGCAGCGGATACGTTACCGTTCCGTCGCCGATTGTGATTACTACCGGTGCGCCGATGATCGTTGTGCTCGGAATGTTCTGAGCGATTACGATTCCGTATACGCAGCCGTTCTGGTAATCTCCCGCCGGAATGTTCACCGTCAGCACGCCGCTTGCGTAAGTCACGCCCTGTGAGATACGCAGGTTCGGACACAGTTTTTGTACAGGCTTGCAAGCCATAATCAAAACCTCCTATCAAAGCCGGGGGAATGTCCCCCGGCTGAACGTATCTCTCACATGCCGCAGCAGGTGTTGCAGCCGCAGCCGGAAAACTGGTAAGGTGCCGGAACCGGGAACGCCGGTACCGGAGCCGGACGCAGAGCGTTTACAAGGTAGTTGTTCTGCGCCTCCTGAGAAGCCGCGAACTTCAAGGTCTGGTTCTCCGTCTGGAGCGCCGCGATCTTCTCTGCCTGACGTGCAGTTTCCATCTGGTCAATCCGCGCAATGATACGGTCAGTGTCGTTGTGGGTAGACTGGATGATATCACGCGCATTAGTAGCAGCGTTGTAATTGGTGTCGCAGAAACCGCGTTCTACCTGACGCTGCGTATCGCAGCAGCAAGAAGCCATCTGCGTGCCCAGAGCAGTAAGGCCAGCAGTTACGCCGTTAAAGCCAGTGTTCATGTTCTGGTTTACGCCGTTGATAAGCTGTGCGTTCTGGTAGCCGAGCTGGCAAACCGAATTGTCCACGCCGTGGAAGCCGTTAGAAACCGCGCTGCCGAGCGTGTTGAAACCGGTAAGCATCCCGTTGTTCATGCTGTAAAAGCCGTTGCACAATCCGTCCTGAATGCCGAGAACGGAACGGGACAGGTTGTTGAAGTTGAACTCACTGCACAGATCGGAGCGAGTAACCGCGCCCTGATACCCTGCGCCGTTCGCACCGTTGCCGCCGTTGTTGCCCCAGCCCCAGCCGTTGCCGCCGAAAATCAGTGCAATAATCAGAAATGCGAAAATCCACGAACCATCGCCGCCCCACATACCGGAGCCGTTGTTGCTACCGTTGCTGTCCTGACCCAGTGCATAGCCCAGAGCCATCGAATCGTCACTCATAGTGTAATTCTCCTTTTCAGTTATATTTGATCGGAACCGTACGCTTTCCGAACATGACAAATTCACGTCGGATTTTCATCAAGATTCCGTAACTGAAAAGGAACTATAAAAAATCGCTTGGATTTTTACAGTTGCGTATTTACTTGATGTTCATGCCGAACTGCTGTGCGAATTGATCGAGGTCGATTCCTCGTTCCTTTGCAATGTTCATTGCCATCTGCCGCAGTGCGTCCGGGCTTTTACCCTGCATAGATTTCATTAGGGTGCTCACCATAGGATTATTGCCGGTCATTTGGTTCAGCATCATCATAGGATTTCCGCCGTTCCTCATAAGCTGCAACACCTGCATCATCGGATTATTTACCATCGTTTGCACCTCCCAGTTGTTCACATAACTTGTTAAACCGTCGGATAAGTTCGTTGAATTCTGTTCTCGGAACATAATCTGACAAATCTATTTCCGCAGGTTTATTCGTTTCCGGCTCCTGTGCTCTGCGATACATCACAAAGTCAGCACAGCCGGTTTGCAAATTAAGCTGTTTGGTGTAGATCGCTCCGTGTGCTGTGTCCGGCATGATAGTAAGCGCACCGGAAAAGTCCGTCTGTACCGCGCGTGCTTCCTCCATACTTGCCACAGGTCGAACAATATGCTGTGGAGATTGCACCTGCTGTTGCATTGGTGTCTGCATTGGCTGTTGCGGGTACTGCTGTTGATACTGCGGCGTGTAGCCAGTGTAACCATAAGGATATGCCATTAACCCAGCACCTCCGTAACGTGTTCGCTGATGGATTTACTTACCGCCTCTTTGTAGGATATATACTCCTCTAAGCAATCTGTATTGCCTGCGTTGCGGTAAACTGCTACAATGCGACGAGCGCACTCAGGGTCATACCCCATGCGTTCAAGTCTCTGTTCGTAACTCATGCGATCACTTCCTTATACTGAAAGTATAAGGTCTGCCGGGCGTGAAAACCTGTCACAAATCTGTCAACTTGCTGTCACAGCACGCGCAGCATTTTGCATTTGATGCTGTTCAACCGACGATGCACCGTGCTTTCGCTCATGTGCAGCGTCATGCAAATCTGAGTAATAGAGCGCGCCGATGTTCGCAGGTCAAACACGGCGCGCTCTTCTGGTGTAAAATTGCACTCACGCCGGAAGTATTCCACCTCCGGCCTTGTAAATTCCGTTAATTTCATGCGGTATCCCCTCGTTATGGTGTCACCGCATATCTTTCCCCTTGTATAAAAAAATCGGGTGCGACACACTTACGCGCTTCGCACCCTATAAAAACACACCGTCCCGTGCCCTCTACGTCAATACCCTATGTAGGTTCATAAGGCTTCGAGGAGCGCAGGAACAATACGTTTTTTCAATCTTGATAGAATTATACCATCTTTTATGTCCGTCCGCAACTTAGCCGTAAAGGTGTGCACGGTCGTTGATAACCAGCAGGCGCAGCAAGTCGGTCGTCAGTGCGAGCTTGCCCTGATCATCGCCCTGCAAAAAGCCCTTGTTCACCAGTTTCTGTACGGTTGCCTTGCCCCATGCGGGAACTGCGTCTACCGTGTCGTAAACCTTCTTTGCCTTTTCAGCGTTGGCAATCTCCTGTTTTGCGATTGCGCGGGTCTGCTGTTCGGTCATGTCCTCAACCTCTTTCTCTGTAAGCATTTTCTTAAAGTTTTCCCACTGCTTGGGATTGCGTACCCACGGTTCGGGGCAGTCCTTGTGCGTCACGTCGTAGTGACGGCACACGCGCGACACCGGCACGTGGTGCTTTGCCATCAGCTCACGGGTCAGCTTTGCGGCGCGCTTCATGGTTTCCTCAGGGATAACGTACACGCCGTTTCGGATAACGCTGCACATTTCAATTCCAATAGAATTAGCGTTCCGGCAGTCGTTGTAGTAACTGCCGCCGCGTTCCCTGCCGCAATGCCATGCCGTGTCGCCGTCCTTTACGCTCTGCACAACGCCGTTCGGGTCTACAAAGTAGTGCGCACTGGCACGCAGGCCGCTTTCTCTTGCAAAAAAGTCCGCATTGTTCTGTGCCGTATCGCCGTTATTCGCGGTGAAATGCAGAACAATCCAGTGCACGGGGAACTCTCTGCCCTTGCGGTAGTTGCTTGGGTTACAGCCCTTAAAAGTGATTTTCATTTTTCCTCATCTCCGATTTTGTCCACCGCGTCCTTTGCGGCCGCAAGTGCCTTTTTCAGCCATGCCGGACACGGCGCGCCGAGCGAAACTGCGTTCTCCACGATAGAGCCGAGTTCGGTCAGCGTGTACCAGACTACCACCAGCGGGCAAAGCAGCACCGTGTATTCAAACGGCAGCGTTACGCCCGGCAGATGGTCTACAATCATTCCAATCAGCAAGTCCGCGCCGCCTGCGACCGCAACGACCACAATAGAGCCGACCTTGTGAAAGATACCGTCTCTCGCTTCCTTGCTCGACCAGTTGCCCTTCTGCATAGCCGCCGCCGTGCCGGTTAGATAGTCCACCGCCATCGCTGCCACAAACAGCACAACCAGCCAGCCGAACCACCCCCAAAGTGCGGTAAGCACCGCAATGCCCGCCGCAACAGCGGCCTTAAATTCGTTTACATTGTTCATTTTATTCTCCCTTGCGCGTTATTTCTCTTTACGCGTATGTTTTACAGCCCCAGCCGCTGCTTAATTACTCTCCAGTTTTACTTCGACCCATTTAGGGTTTTCTGCGCCGGGCTTCTTCGGCTTACTTGTGTTCATAATCATGCCGCACCGCCTTTTGTGCAATGCGACGAAGCAGCGTTAGGAGCTGCCCCCCGATTTTAGTATGCTTAAGTTGTGCATATTGTCCTCCTTACTGTTTCACAGCGTTTGCCTGTAGCCATTTGAGCAGGTCGCCGGTAGGCGGCTCAAGGAATGTGATTGTACGAAGTGAATCAGATAACCAGCCCGTAAAGTAAACAAGCAGACTGTCCCCAGCGGAATATACGATATCGTCAGCATGGTTAAAGCCTATATACGCTATGCTATGTCCCATCTTTCCACCAGCATAAAGAAAAATTCTGTCGGATTCTTTGGTTACACCATTGTACTCATATGTGAATTTGATACTCACATCAAGATTCGTAGTTGTTGGAGTGCTGTTAATAATCCACATATTTTCAGGATTATTTGTCCGCTTCCTCGGAAAATTATAAATCATCTGGATACCTCACGAAAAGCTAACCGGCGTAACCGTCACATAAACGTCAATCGCCGCCGTCGGAACGGTATCCGCCGTAAACGTCAGCTTGCCCGCCGCCTGCGCGGTACACTGGATTCCCGCATCGTTGTACGCCGTCATGCTTGCCGCCGCAGGCATCGGCAGGATAAGCTGTGCGGTTTCATCCGCCACAACGTCAGCAACCGCAACGGTTTGCTGTTTCGTCGAGCTGTTCCAACCCGCAACTGTTAGCGATACCTTGTGCGCCTTGACCTTGAGAGCATTAACCTGTTCCGGCGTTGCATAATCCGTTCCGGGGGTCAGCTTGTTCTGCTTACCGTCCCATGTAGCTTCCTTTTCGATTACCTTACCGACCGCATCATCAATCTGTGCGCCGGTATGTGAAGAATTATAAGCCATGCCATCACTCCTTCATGCAAAGAAATTCGTTTCCGTCTGCGTCAAGCATGGTTTCGTCGCTGTCAGACGGAATAAAGCCCCAGTTGTCGTTCCAACTGCCATCCATGCCTTGCGCGTAGAGGGAAATGCGGTAAGTGCCATCACCGGAAAGCAAGAAATCGTCGTAGACTTCAAACTGTCGTTGTGTTGCGGCAGGGGTCTGGGAGAAGGACGCAATAAGCGCCCCTCTCCCTCTGCCCCATTCCTCGTCCGACTTCGTAGCGCGGCACTCGAATGCCTGATACGGAATGTCCGACTGAAATGCAACAATAACTTTGTCGAAGCCAGAAACCGCCGAAATCCTCTCTCCCGTGATGGAAAAAGTCAGATTCGGAGCTGCCATTTACGCCACGCTCCAAGTACCAGCGGCGTTCTTTACAAACACCTTGATAATCTTCACGCCGTCGCCCGCAGATGCAGTTTCGAGGTCTGCGCCGTTGATAGTGACGTTGATTGCGGTGTCCTTCTTGTAGCCGCCTGCGGTACCGCTGGTGTTGGTAGAACCGGCAGTAACCGGAATCTGAGTGCCCGCATTTTCAAGGCTGGATTCGCTCGGAACAACCTTGATCTTGTATTCCGTGAAGTCTACATTTGCAGAGAACGAGAACGCAGATACGTTGAAGGTTGCCACCTTGGAAATCTTGCTCTTGTCCGGGCCGGTAATCGTAACAACCGGAACAGCGGTATCCAGCGTGATCTTCGCGGTAACAGTTGCGGTTTCGTTGCCTACGTCGTCTCGTACCTTAATAGATACGGTTTTCTGACCGTCGCCAGTGGTCAGCGTGATCGCCTTAGACTTTACAAACGTTGCCCATGCCGCTTCGGCTTCCGTTGCTGCACCTGCCACGCCCCAAATCTTCATCTGGTAGCCGGTCGTTGCGCTGTCGGTCAGACCAATCGTTGCCGTTACTGCCGTACTGGTTGCATATGCAGCACCGTTATTCAGTTTGAGGGTAAGCCCGGCAGGCGCGGTCGTATCCAGTGTTAAGTTAAAGAAAGATGCCATGTTTTACACTCCTTTTGTGTTTAATTCAAGGTAAAGGTAGGAACTCTTGCGGCGATAGAGCAATTCATCGCCCAAATACGCCTCGTAAATCCCCATCTTTCCTAAGAAATACGCGATAATGCTTTTGTCTCCGATATACATTCCGTCACCCCGTTATCAGATAAAGCACAGTTTCATCGTGCTTTTCGATTGCGTCATACTCTGCACGGGTCAAGACGCGAATAGCGGAAACATCATTTGAAAACACGTTGCCATGCCCACCGCCCGATGCAGGTACACCGGTATCTTCTTCGCCAATCCACCAGTTACCGTTGTCTCCGATGAACGGAGTTAAGCCCTTCGCGCTTACGCCCGTGTCCTTGCCCGCAATTACCCAGTTGCCGTTATTGCCAATGGTCGGGTAAGTGTTGGCAAGCGCTTGCATTCGCTTTTCAAGTTCGGTAAACGCTGTCGGGATTTCCGGCCAGTGTGCGTCACCGCTCATCGTAGGCGGGATGTATACATGAATCCTGTTTGTGCTGCGCGTTTTCTCGCCTTGTGTGCCGTGCAGCTCGAAAGCATATTCACCTGCAACGGGCAAATTCTGCGCAGTCAGCAACACCGAGATTCCGGTTTCGTCCTGCTGCATCGGCAGGATATCCATGTTCCCACCTGCTGACACATACATTTCCCACGTCCAGTCAGGCGGGAGATCACCTGTAACTGTGATGGAGCGCGTCAGATTATCATGCTGGCGGGCAAGCACTTCACAATCTGCGGTCAGCTCCCAGTTGTTGAAATAGATCAACTTTTACTCTCCTTCCCCTAATAGTAGATGATAACGCAGCCTGCAACGCCAGCAGAACCAGCCGAACCGGTGCCTCCGCGTGCGGGATTCCAGTATACGGTGCTATCTTTTGCTCCAATGCTCGCTTTATCGCTCGAATCTTTTTCTGCGCCGCCCCAGCCACCGCCACCGCCACCGCCGTGACCTCCATAGCCACCGCAGCCAAACAAAGTTGGCTGTGTCGGTGGCTTTGCGTTTGCTCCTGCGCCGCCAACCACAATTCTTGCTCTGGCATATTTATCACCCGGATCTCTAATGCGGCCATCGTTACCCGGAGAACCGTTTGCGCCATAAGCAGCGCCACCGCCTCCGGAACCATGAGAAACCAACTCATCATAACCACGGTTGGAACGATCTTCAACTAACGACTTGCCGCCTATACCACCCATAAATTCAAGAACATTTCCGCCTGCATAAGCCTCGTGTTCGTACCCATTTTGGCCCGTATCCGGATTGGTTTCGTTGAACCAACCGCCGCCGTCGCCTCCGTCCGCACCAGCGTAGCCATCTTGCCCTTTCGCGCCGTACACGTTTCCCGAAAACAGCTCAATAAATCCGGAATCTTGTTCTACGCCATCCACAGACGAAAGCGAACCAAACGTTGATGCTTCATCTGAAATAGATACCGCAAATTTCTGACCGGGTGAAACCGTAACTGTACTTTCGAGAATTGCACCTCCGTTGCCGCCACTTCCCGCAGCGCCGCCGCTACCGCCGTGGCCGCCTAAAGCAAGGTGGTCGGAATAAAAAGAGCCGCTCGGCGCATCCTGCCCCGATTTACCATCCGTGCCATTAGATCCATGTCCAATCATAACAACACGAATTTTGCTACAATTTTCAGGGACGGCAAAAGTCGTAGATTGAGAAATCACGATAACATTTTCGTAATAGTTTCCCGGCTTTACTGGTTGAAATCCAATAGCAACACGCAGTGTTGCTCGCATGATCTGGCTGATTGCAACATCTACGGCTTCTATAAAACCTGTATCGGTTTCCATAAACGGTGTTGTAAACGATATTTTTTGACCCACACTTTCTCCCGCATACAAGATATCGCTTTGAACTTGTGTTTTTAAGCCATAATAATTCATCAAACGTTCTGCGATAGATGGCGAGTTAATGGCGTTTACCAAGGTTGCATCCTTTACGGTTTTAGTCGAATCAGATGCATTGCTCCGTGCATTATTTTGTAGGCGGTACAGTTTCGCTGTGTGTGTATATTTTTTTCCTGTAAGCGTTCCCGCTCCTGCGCTAATAATTGCATAGTTTGCATTAGATGCAAGAATTTTGAATGTGCCATCTACAGCCAAATCGTGCATAGGATTGTCAAAGGTAACAAGTTCTCCGTTTGAACTTGATCCAGTAAAGAGTGTTACTTGTCCATCCGTTGTGAGCGCAGCATAGGCATGCTCGGTTACGTCTATTTCGGTTGCAGGGCTAACAGCTTTAACGCTGCCGCCTCGAAACACTCTATCCGTTGCAATATTCGTAATGTCAGAAGATAAGACAAACACATGGAGAGTACCGTTCGTTTCAGAAATTATATTTGCTCCCACAGCAAACAACAGTTGATTGAGATTGTCTCGTCGCGTTGATATCGGAAGCCATCCATAGATTGCAATGTTACCAAGCGCGGATTCCAAAGTATATTCCGCATCGCCCATCACGTCCGCTAATACATCAGAAAATGTATTTCCGTTGTACATGCCGCCAAAATGCTTTTGATTATCCAAAATACCAATGGCGTTAATGCACGAAAAATTAAATTTGTTGGTCGCAACTCGTTCAATCTGGGATAGATACATGGTTACAATCAACTCATCGTTTTCAAAGAACTGGACTTTTTCTCCTACCGAAAAGTCAGTTTCTTTTAATGAATCAGAACGGACAGAAAACACAAACGTGTCTATTTCTAACTCTTGTAGAGGCAACGATGCAGCACTATATATATTCCCTGAAACAATTTCAGCATCAGTGAATGTAGAATTGCCACAAACAATTTTCTTAATATTCCTCATGTGTCACGTCCTTTGCGGTGCCATTGCGATAAACTGAACGGAAAGTCCCGTCCAGTATGCTTCTCCGGGTTTCTTGCGAATGAGGTTATCTTGTCCAGCAGTAACATATGCGTTAAACGTAAGCGTGCTCTGTGCATACGGAACAACAATTCTGTGACTGTCCTGCGGTGCACTCAGAACCTCGTACAGCGCATCGTAGTCGCCGTACTTGCCAACTGCGGGAAGAATCGTAATCTCGTAGTTGTAAAACGTACCGATAATGTCGCGAATCATTGCGCCGCTGAGCGTTCGCTCTGCGTTCTCGCCGTCAAGCACCTGAAATTTACGGGTAAGGCTTGTAACAAGGACGTTGTACTTCTTGCCGTCTACGGTAAGTTCCATTTATGCACCTCCTGTTACAAGACTTACGCCGCGCCGCCGCGTTTCGCCGCTGTTGTACGGGCCGGTAATGCGTGCAAACTTCGCGCCGTCGATGTAAAGCTCGATAGGCTGACTGCTGTTGCCGGTGCCGCCGCGTGCATCCAGTGCCGCGTTAAACGCATCAATCATGGTAGACAGCGGGGTTTCCACGTTCACGCCGCTTTTCTGATCGCCCAACAGAGCGAGAAATTCGCTGTTCGGGCTGATAACCGCGCCGTTTGCTAGGGCAGGAATGTCAAGCGAATAAGGCGCAACAGGTCGATCGGCATTGCCGAGACTGTAGGCTCTTGTGGACGATGCAGATCGTTTGCTTGCAGCGTTGATGTTCTTATACACCATGCCAATGCCGATAGCCAATGCAGCAGCCGCCGCTATAGCACCCGCTGCGCCGGTTACTGCACCAAGTGCAACAGCCAATGCAGCAACAGCGGCAACAATTCCGTAAATAACGGTTGTTGCACGTTCCAGAGGAGTAAGATTGCTCCATGCACTCATAATTCCGGCAGTCAGCGCAATTACAAGAGCCAATACAGCCGTCAGCGGGCTAATTCCGGAGACTACCTTTCCGATTGCCGTTGCCATAGACGCAAGCTGCTGAATGATAGAAGTAATTTTGAACGCTGTAACAAAGCCAATTACTGCGTCAGTGAGAAGTGCAAGCAATGTCTTATGCTCCGCAAGGAACTGAATCACGCTTGCAAGCAGGTTAATCAAACCCGGCAATCCGGTTTGAATTACCCACGTCAGCATCGGAAGGACGACATTTTCGTACAAATCACCCAGTACATCACCGAGCGAATCCGCAAGATTCTTGATTGCTTGCAGGATATTCTTGATAGATTCCATAAGCGGCTCAAAGTTAAGATGTGCCGCCCATTGTGCAGTAGCTTCCGTGATTCGGTCAATAAATCCGAGGATAGAATCAACAATGCCGAGAATTGCTTCCCAAATTTGCACGCCATTATTGTTCTTCTCCCACGCTTCCTGCAATCTCTGTGAGATGTTTCCGATTGCGTTTACAATGTTCGTGATGATAGAAATGATGTGTCCCATAATGCTTTCGCCCAAACCGGCTTGATTCCAAGCAACAATGAACGCTTGACCGATGGAATTTACAAAGCTAACAACATTCGTAATCGCTGTCATGATAGCCTGCAACATGATTTGTCCCGCGTTACCATCGTTCCATGCCGCAATGAACGCCTGACCAATAGATGTGATAATCTGAATGATCGTGTTCAGCAAGTTCATGATTGCTTGCAACATCTGTTCGCCCGTGTTGTTCGTGTTCCACGCATTGGTAAATGCCGTTGCAATGGCGGTAATCAGATCGAAGATGGTTTGCAGCATCAGTTGAATGTTGTTAAGCGTTTCAAGTCCGGTTCCGCTCGTCCAGATTGCCATAAACGACTGACCGATAGCGGAAACCATGTCTTTCAGCGCAGAAAGAGCGTTTTTTGCGCTTTCAATGGTCTGCTGTCCGTACTGCGCCCACGAATCCTGAAATACTTTCCAGAAGTCAGTGAGCCATTGCGGTGTCTGATTTTTTGCTGTGGAATAATCCGTATCAAACTTAGGTGCGCTCGGGTCGGTCGTATTATTGCTGTTATTGGTTAATTTCTGGACTGTATCGAACGATGCAAGAGCCTTTTCAGCTTTCTTCGCAGACGATGCCGTGGAGTCAAGTGCATCCGTTTGCTTGTTCAGTTCCTTTGCGTTTTCCTGTGCCTGCTGTGCGGTCGTACCGAACACAGACGCGATAAACTGCGCCATCTGCGCCGTTACCTGTGCAAGAGCCTGCATCAGCTTATTCAGCCATGGGATGATAGATTCATAGATAGGTTGAAACGCCGTCAGCAGGTTGCTTTTCACCTGTCCGAACGACTTTGCAAATGTCTTGTTCGCAAGCAGAGCCTTGCCCAAACGGTCAGCCATTGCCGTAAGCGCTTTGGAAATCAAGTTGAAGAACAACGCGCCCGCAACGATAGATCGCAGACGCACACCGAACGACTGCACGCCGCCCGTTGCTTTCTTCATGGACTTTTGGCTGGAACGTCCGAAATTGGAGAATTTGGATTTGAGCTTGTCAATCGCAGCGCCCAATTTGCCGCCGAGCGAATTTTGCAGACTGCCGACAGACGTTTTCAAGCCAGCGCCTAAACCCGCAACAACTCGTTTCAGCTTAGCCATTTTGGAATTTGTCTGACTTACGAAGTCGTTCATTTCCGATTTGGACTGTTTCAGCCCGGCCTTCATGTTGCCTAACTGCGTCGTCTCATTGTCAAGGCTTTGCCGTACATTCTGACCGGCGCTGCTCATCGTGGACGATTGCTTGATCTCGGCAAGCTGTTGTTTCAGTTGTGCCGCTTTATCATCTGCGTTTCGCAGAGCTTCGCCCAATTTATCCGATTCAGCAACAAGCGAATTCAGCTTTTGTGCCGATTCCGAAAATTCCTCCTGTGGGATTGCGCCCGTTGCCGCCTGTTTCAGTTTGGTGTTGTAATCGCTCTGAGCCTTTTCAATCTCAGCGTTTACTTCATCCAACCGAGCAGCCAGACGTGCGGCTTCTTTCTCCGTTGCTGCAAGGTCGGCTTGCATTTTAATGCCCTTCGTGCCTCCGGCAGCTACCTTGTTCCACTGTTCAGCAAGTTTTTGTACCTTTGCGGCTTGTTTATCTACGGCGGCTGATTGCTTCTCAATGTCTTTCGTCATTTGTGCAATCTGCTTTTTCGCTTGTTCGTCGCTTACAGTAGCGTCGATTCTGATAGAGCCATCCGCCATTTATTCACCGCCTTTCTAATTGATCTGCGCCCAGAAAGCGTCAATAGCTTCCTTTTCCTCTTCGGAAAGTGCGGGTGCAGGGGTTAAATTACGTTTGAGACGTTCGTATTCCTGTTTCTGTTTTCCCTTCATTTTGCTTGTGTCCGTGCCTCTGATTTGCAAGGCATGAGACATTGCCGAATCTTCGTTAAGGCTTTCCATCATTGCCATAAACTCAAACCAGTGCAGATTGACCTTGTGCAGCTCAATGCCGAACGTCTGCCGGAACGATGCGTACAACCGCGCAGAGTCGAAATCGAACCACATCATGCGTTTACCGCCGGGTTCAATCTCTCTATCGTCGCCACAGCGAACAAACCACTGCAAACCTTCCAGTGCAATGTCAATGGGTGGCATCCCTGCTCCGTAAAGCAAGGATAATGCCACCCATACACGGTCATTATCGCTTAAATTCGGGTCGTCCAGCGCAAGAGAAATCTGAATGCCGATTCTGTAATCCGTGCGAATCAGATACCCCTTGTAAGAGCTTGGCAGGCGGTCGAGCAGCATGTTAAACACTGCCGACACGCTCCGCGCTGTACTTGCTCATGTTTGCTGCACGCTTCTCAACGTGGCTGTCAATGATGGGGGTAAGCTGTGCGAAGAAATCAAGGAACTGGTCGGAGGACGGAAGAACCGCGCCAAACACCTTCGCGCAAGTATTTTCGCCAATCAGCGCGTCGATTTTGTCCCTAACGTCTTTGTCAAACGCTACGATATCGTCCAGAGTGTCCAGAACGTCGCCTTTCTTCTCAGAAATAGCCGTTGCCTTGTCTTTGATTTCATTCAGCAGGTCGAAAAAGCCTTTGACAAAGCTATCATCAGACAGCGGAAGGGAGATCGTCTCTCCCTTGTCGTTGACTTCAATAACCTTTACGCCGCTGTTTACGCGGATACTATCCATTCCTCGTTACCTCCTTATACGGATACGTTCGCAGTGAATACCGGTGCGCCACCGGTGATCTTAACAGTGCCCGGAATCGGGTCGCCTACATAGTTCAGCGTATATTCCAGCGTCGGAGATTCGCCGCCCGCGCCGCCGTAGGTATCAACCTGTACAGATACTTCCTGTACTTCTGCAACGTAGGTTGCAGTGTCGCTGTCACTGGTAGCATTCCACATGTCCACGTTCAGCAGCCATGCGTGAGAATCTGCCAGAGTAGCACGAGCGCGACGCTTCTTGTCGATAAACTCAAACACACCGTCGCCCTTGGTGCACTGCTGAGCAACGCTCATGGTCGGCTGATAGCCGGTAATCTCAGTAGTTGCAGAATCAGAGATAATATCCTGCTCGGTCTCAGTCTGTGCACCGTAGTCCGTAGATGCTTCGGTTACATTCTTGCCGATTCGTGCCCACTTTGCATCCGAATACTCGCCCATCTTGTCGGACGTATCCAGAAAGTGTGCAATCAGAGGACGTTTAATCTTTTCAGTTGCCATTTTTACACCTCAACTTCATAGTTAATGGTTAAGAGGATTTGGTAATCCTCGGTTAAATCTTCGTATCGAGCGATAAGCCCCGCAGGGGTCGTTCGCTCAACAGATGTGACGGTCATTCCCTCGCCGAGATCAGGCGGGTTTTCTTCCGCCCATGCTCCCAGCTCATTCAGCAAGGATTCAACGTCGAGACGTTCCTCGCTGTCGGTCGGCAGGGCGCGATACATCACGCCGAACGGGTACTGTGCAGCATATCCGCCGTCAATGTACTGTGCGGTTTTATACGCGCTCTGTACACTGGTAAGCATCATGCCTGACCGTTCCGGCGGGAGATATTCAAACTCGATTTCGGGAGCATAGCCTTTCAGCCACAAAAGAACAGCCCGTGAAACACCGTCTTGTTCACGAGCTGTTACCGTGTTCAATTTCTCACTCATCGGTCAAAATCTTGCGCACTCCTTCCATCCAACGCGTTTCATTCAACGCCTTGCTTGCCTCGAACCAGTGAGGACGCGCATTCTTGTGCATCCCCTTGCTGTATTTGAGGTTCCGGTCTGTCAACGCCTTGCGCGTGCCCTTGGGTGCAAACGTACTGCCGGTTGCCGGGTCAATCATCACCTTGCCGTAATACTGGAATCGTGCATAGGGAGAGGCGTACACGATGGTATTCCCCTGCCGGTGCACATTCATTGCCAGTGCTCCGGTTCGCGCGGGAACAAACTGATCAGTGTCCTTGATGATTTCCTCACAAAGCCACTTGTTAGCCTTTACGACGCGCTTTTCCAGTACGTTTTTTGGCACTTTCAGATTCAGAGAATAGCGAATCATCGTCCGCCCACCTCCAAATGCTGCAACAGACCGTAGTCATAGCGTGAAATGCTTGTCACCCGGTATGTCTCGTGCTTCTCACGGCATTTCTGGTAGCTGCCCTCATCCGGCACATCACCACGGGCGAAATAGTCCTTTTCAGGCGATAGCGTAAGTTCGCACGGCAGAGGGATATGCAGCGTGACGGAATCCGCGCTGTTAAGTGCGGTTTTCGTTGCCGCTGTGCCTCTGGTGCTTTCCAGCAACACGCCTGTAAGCACGGTTCGGCCGGACGGCTGAAAGATCGTCACAGTGTGCGGTAATTTCATGCTGTCACCTTTGCCCTTTCAAACTGTGTCGGCAATTCTGCCGCTTCGGAAAATGCCTTGTATTCGCGCCGTAACGCTTGCAGACGTATCTTTGCATTGTTGGCTTGCTCGGTATCACCGGCAGCTTCAAACGCCATCCTACGCCGTGTCTGCTTCCTCATAGCTGTTTCCAACTTGCGCTGCATCTGCGTCGCTTCGTAGGCGGTGTAAGTCTTGCCCTGATACTCAAACGGCGGCGGGTCGATGTTCTTTAGTTCATCGTCCGTATAAACGCGCTCAGAAACGCCCTCCAAAAACGGATGCCGGTGGTGTCTACAGTTAGCGCCCTCCAAGCCGTCAACCTGTCCCAATCCGCAAACCTTGTAGATATTCGGGTACTTGCTGCCGTCTTTCGTGGCGTATACCTTGCCTTGCCAGCGCTTATGATTTGACCAAACGTGCGGTTTGTCCTTATCGCGTGCTCCACGATGGGCGGTCACTTCGTATAAGTCGGTTTCCAACACCTCCGCCGCTTCTTCGGCATACTTGGATGTAACCTGATTCAGACCGGTTACAATAGCGCGCCGCGCCGCAACGTCAGCATGGTTCATCCAACCGGACGCATAATCAACGGTACGAATACCGCTGTCAGCCAGTTCCCGTACAGCATCTTCAAGTGCCTGCTGCACCGTAAAGCCGCCGGAGTACACTTTCATTTCTGCCTTATCAAGCACAGCCTGATAGGCTTTAGCGATAGGGCGGAACACGATTTCGCCGTTCGTCTGCACAGCAAAACCCAAAGAACGGGTAATGTTGCGGTACTCATCGAGCATTTGCTTGCGAATCAGTTCAATTTCTCGCGCCGTCACGATTTCAAGTGGCATTGTAATACCTGCCTTGTCGGACAGCTCGCCGTAATACTCGCGGTTCAGCTTTACAACGCGGTCAAGCGCATCCTGCACTTCCTCCGTGCTGGCCTTGGTATGATTTGCGATACGCCGTTCGATGGTATCCATATCCAGACCATATGCTTTCAGCGTGCGTATGTCGTTGATCGTTACCTCATTCAGTTCGCCGGTCAGCTTGAAGCGAGAGCAAATCTCACGCAACAGGTCATCTTCCATTGCGAGGATTGCTTTCACAAGCGGTTTAGGCGCGTTTTCAAGGTATTCCGGAGTAATAGGATACTTCATCAGCCGATACCGCCATAGAGTAAGCCAGTACCGCACAAATACTGTGCGATAAGTCGCTTTTGCCGATCTTCAATGCTCTGCACCTGTGCAGCAATAGCAGAGTTAGCGCCGTAACTGCGAGACCACGAGCCGACACTCTCAGAGGATACCGCGCCGCCGTCCGTAGAAAAGACGGCGGATTCTGCGGTTTCCTGATTGTGCATGACTTCTGCCAGCGCACAGTTAAGGCGTTTTACTCGGTGCATTACAGTGTCGCTCAGAACGCCGTCAGAGCGTCCGAGCGTTGCGCAAGAGATAATATCCGCCGCTCTCCCTGCTACGCGGTCGTAATCCTTCTCATCAATCAGATTACCCTTATAACAGGTGCGGTAAAAGTCATAGTTTGCGTACACGGCGGATTGCTCCTTTCTTTACGACGGCAGGGTTACAGTTGCAATGTACAGGCCGTTCGGGTCGGGCAGAACCGGGATAAACATACCGGATGCCTTAGTCCAGATTGCAACCGGGTCAGGGGTCTGCCACTGGGTCATGGTGATGTACTGGTTCTGCGATGCAGCAGTAAATGCGCCCTGTGCTTCCTCTTCCGGAGTTACACCCCACAGACCGGCGCCGAACGAACCGTTTGCCATGGTTGCGAGGAACGCAATCTTGTTCTTCGGGAAGTAGCGCTGAGTGGTCAGCGTTCCGTCTGCCTTTTCGTAGTTGTAAACCTGATCGTTTACAGTGATGCGCTCGATGCCGAACAGGCGGGAGAACAGGCTCGTAATTTCGTCCTGAGTTGCCAGACGACCAGCGAAAGCAGAGCCGAAAAGCGCGTTCTGGATAACAGCGCTCTTAGCAAGCAGGCTGAGAACAGCAGAGCTGGTGACGATCTCACGCAGTACACGGCCGGTTGCAATAGCAGCGTCGCGCACGCCCTGAATATCGTCGAGGATGGTCTTTGCCTTTGCCTCGGTAGACCAATCGAAAGCCTTGTTCGTGTGGTCGGTCGGAACACCGAAGTCGATAGTGGTATTGACGTGGTTCTCGTTGATGGTCATCTTGCCGGTTGCAAGAAGCTCCTGCTTTGCAACCTCGGTACGGGTCTTTACACCCTCGGCCAGACGCGCCATATCGTCAAAGATATAGTCGAGAATCTCGTTGTTGGTGCTTACGCCGTGGTTGCGGAGCAGGCGGACACGCTCAGAAAGGTTGATCTTGCGCTTGATGAGCAGCTTCTCAACGGTTACGATGCTTGCAGTCGGGCGGGAGCCGATCTGTGCCTCTGCGTCGAGCGCGTGCACGGTTGCCATGGTCGGCAGGTATGCACTGTCAGACATAGCGAGATACTTTGCGGTGATGTTCTGCGTCTTCTGGTCAGGGAACAGGCGGTCGCCGGACAGCTCCGGGCGTGCAATGTTGAAATTCTGACCGAAGTCCAGCAGTTCAGCTTCTTTCAGCAGTTCTACAAATTCCATAGGTTATTACTCCTTTACGCTCTGGTGGTTTCCGGCGCGTTAACAAAAACAACGCCGCTCTTTTCGAGGGTGGACTTTGCGCCAGTCTTGGAGCTATCGTCCGCGCTCGGCTGTGCGGGCAGGCGGTTTGCATATACACGGCCAGCAACAATAACAGCAGCTACACGGTCGCCGTTGGTTACGTCCACATCCTCAAACACAATGCCCTCTGCGGTGTTGTCGTTCAGCGGGAAGATAGTGCCCTGCTTAACAACCTTTCGATTGCCATCAGCAGTGCCGAGGGTTGCGGGAATGAGACGGGTCTTGGTAATCAGACCAACTTCGCTTGCGAGGATAGACGGCTTGCGTGCACCGTCAACTTTGTTTACATAAGTGCCCATAGGTTATTTACTCCTTTCCCTTGGGTGCGAACTGTGCGGAATACCGCTGCGCAGCCAGACCGGCAGCACTTACCGTATGCGGTGCGGGATTCTGAATCGGATTTGCAAACGTCGGAGCGGGTTTTTCGCTCTGAAATGCCGCCGGGTCGGATTCCTGCTGCTTCTTGCAGTAATCGTCAAAGCCGGTCAGCGTGCCGTCCTTCATTTCCAGCTTGTTTGCGGTCAGGTCAGCGATAAATGCCTTTTCTGCCGCCTTGGAGGTAAACTTAATACCCTTTGCGGCGATACCGGCGCGTACTGCGTCCGCATAATCGCGTGCATCAAGTTTGCTCTGGAATTCTGCGGTGTCGGTGTCGTACTTCTTCTGCAGGGTGTCGAGCTTGGTCTTCAAGTCGTCCGCGTCGCCCGCATTCTTCTTCAAGTCCTCAATGTCCTTGTCGCGCTGGGTGAGCTGGTCGCGCAGGTCGGTAACGTCTTTCTTGGCTTCTGCCGCCTGTGACTTGTATTTCTCAACGTCCTTGCCGTTCAGTGCAAAAACCTTATCTGCCTGTTCGTCAGTCAGACCGATTTCTAACAGTTCTTCTTTCTTCATGTGTGTACTCCTTTCAGATTAGGCGTTTTAGGTGGTCGCCGTCACCGATCTGCCTGCACTTTTAGGCTTGCAGGATAGCCAATTTCCGTAGTTTAATGCCGTTGCGGGCATGAAAAAAGCGCCTTGTGGCGCTGGATTCACTTTATCAAAGCGGGTTATGCGATTATCAAAGTCGATTTGCTAACAGTTTGATTATTCCTCTCCCTCTGTTAACTTTTCAGCGTTCGGCATCATTGCCCGAGCTTCTTCCTCGGTTACGCCGTACTTCTTTGCAATGTACAGCTCGCCTCGAATAAGACCGGCAGAAACGTCATTGCGCATATCCGCAAGTTCTTTCTGCTTGCTCTCGGTGTCCTGCACAACGCCGTCTCCCCAATCGCACTGCAAGTCCCAATCACCAGCAGGCGCAAGACCGTAAAGCGTGGCGTAAACGTCCATGCCATACAGCAGGCCGTTCAGAGCGTGTTCAAGTGCCGCCTGCGTATCCCTCACGGTGACGTACATTGTCTGCTTACTGGATACGATCTCGGTTGCAGTTGCATTTACCGTCTGAGGGTCGGACAGCGTTCCGAAAGACAAGCCGCAGTTCAGCTCGATCATCTTCAAGGTATCTTGGAATCCCTTGTATAGCGCATCGTTGCGGAATTCCGGCGAAAACGCCTGATAGAAGTCTACGTTTTCAAACGGCATCCGGCGGAACAGACGGTCACGGAGCAGCGGGTTCGTGTGCGATAGTCCGTGCTCATCTACAACGCGCTGCGGAATCGCAGAATCACTCATCAGGATACGGCGTTCGCCGCTTTCATATTCCCACATGAGCCGTTCCCACTGTTGGTCAGCCTGCCGGATGAGGTCAACTGCTGCGCCGCTGTAAAGTGACACACCAAGCGGACTTTCTGGTTCGATGTTGTTTGCAATCGGCACTTTGAAAAAACCAAAAAGCGGACGTTCTACATTCTGAATCGTCGTTTCCGGTGCAATCTGTGCCCAGTCCTCTACAGTATTCAGCGGTACTTCCGAGCCGATACTACCGTTCTTGTCGGAGTTGTACGCCTTGTTCTTGATGGTGTACACGCCGCTTTTCAGTTCGTGGTACTCCAATTTGGTATAATATCGGTTCTTTTCTCGCTTGGTATCCGCGAACACTGCCGCTGTGATTTCGCCGTTGCTGTCAACACTGACCGGGTACGCGCTGCCGACTGTGTTAAAGTCCACAAGCACACGGTTCTCTGAGACAAACGGCTTGTAGAAGAAACCGCCGACCGAGAGACCCTTTTCAACGTCAATTCGCATGTGTGGAATCATACCGCGCAGGCTTTCGTTTAGGAATTCTGCTCGTGCGCCGCCATCAACAGTGATGGTGCTTTCAATGGTGGTTGGGCGTGCTACTGCTCGGCAGATAGCCGACGGCAGGCCGCAAGACGTAACATTCCGGTTGCCGTGCTGACCGAGCCACTCGGCATCGTCCATATACATCCGTCGCCACAGGTCAATGTTTGACTGCATCGTGGAATCATAGACCGCCGTTGCCCCTGTCAGTTCTTCAATTTTGTTTGCCGGAATCATTGCTTGCCTCACCGCCTTTATTAACTGCTTCAACCGTTCAAACATTCACAAGCCCCCTTGCTCTAACCTCTCGGCGCACTATCGTCTGGAAGTAATAGCGTGATGCGTCCATATCATGGTCGAACTCCTTGATAACCGCATCTTCGGGGGATTTATCGTCCCACATATACATGCCGAATTCGTCGATTGCTCCGGTACAGCTTGCATTGTACTGTGCATAACCAGCAGCAAGCAGCGTTCCCATCAGGCGGATACCGTCAAGCACGCTGTTGTCTGCGTCACGCACACGGAATTTACCGTGTCTGCGGATTGTTTCCTTGAACGATGCAGCCGAGGGGTCAATAATGATCGCCTCGATATACTGACCACCGACGAACGTTTCAAGATCGGCGTAGTATTCCTCATCTGTTTTCTGTTTCTTCTCCTTGCGGCTGTCGTGCCGATACGCACGCACGCAAGTTGATTTGCAGGTCATTTCGTCAAACCGCCAAAGCTGGAACACGGTCGGGTTAATCGTGCCGTAGTCGCAGGACACAAACCAGCGATTGCCGGAACCTTCGCCATCCGTAATGTGCAGCTCATTCGAGAACATCGGATAAACCAAGCCCTCCGCAACACGCCGCAAACCGAGAATATCGCGCTGATACCATACACTCTTGCGGTCGTATGTCGTAAGGATTTCCTTCAACCGCTCATCCGACACCGAAAGATTATCCGCAATGGTGAAATGTCCGTAGTTGAAACCGTAGTTCGGATTCTCCTGCTGCTTCTCCATGTGGAAGTTGAGCACGTCCGTGTAGTACGGGTGGTTTTCTCCCTTCGGGTTGAGATCGTGATAAACGCCGCGGTCGCCGCTCGTCATGGTACGGTCAAAGACTTCCTGCACAAACTTGGGGTGACACTCGTTCGCCTCGGTGATATACGCAAGGCCGTAAGTGTTGCCCTTGATGTTCTTCTCGTCGCCGTCTTTACGACCGCCGGATACGAGCACGATCTTCTCAGCGCCGTTCCGCGTCTTGACGTAGATGCAGTCTCGGTTCTGGTACTTACCTACCCGGCAATTCTGCTTGCCGAAATAGTTAATCATGCCGTAACCGTCGCAGTCGATGATATTAAGCATTGCCGACGCAGTAGAAACGCCTGCAATGAGGTGGAATCTGTTCGGGTGCTTTTCCAATCGAGCACAGAACGCCGTTGTTTGCAATACGTTCTTACCGCCACGCTTGCCGCCCTCGGCCACGTTGAACCAGCTATGAAGGGATTTATAGAAATAATCCACTTGTTTTTTCGTGAACGGTGCGGGGATATTATCCATCTTCAAAATCCTTTATGTCTCTGTCCGGCGCGGGCTTCATCAGCATATCGACGAGTGGCAAAACGCCGTTATCGTTATTTTCCTCGGTCGGCGCTGGTGTATCGCTCTGTCCGAGGTACTGCTTACCCATCCAGATAAGCATTTGGATGTTTCCGCCTCTTGCGGCGTTGAACTGCCAGTGGCGCAAGCTGAGTTTCATTTCTGCCACGCCTTTATAATATGCTTCGGTTACATCTTTACGGTTGCTGAACGTCGAGCGCGAGAAGTCCAAAGCCTTTGCAATTTCTTCTTGTGTGTTGCCCTCACTCGCAAGCTCTTGCACCGCTTCAAGGTCAATCACTTTCTTTTTCCGTCCCACGTGCTACCTCCTTTCTTTTCCCAAAAGAAAACCGACTGGGAAATATATCTCAGTCGGTTGCTTTTAGGAGTTGTGATGTTAGGTCGAGGACGACCGAGCCGTAGACGCTGCCGCTGCGCGGCGAGAACGGCGGTTGGCAATTCGATTTCTTACATTGCCGAGAATCGAACGGATTCTGCTACCCATACATTACACCTCCTTTCAGCGTCATTTTTGCTCATCTATGAGCCTGCCCAAGTAATCTTTTGAGCCTTTACCGATACGAGCAAACTTCAAATCCTCGGTTTTCACCGGTCTTTTCACTGCTCGCGCAAATTCTTTGCCTTCGATATACTTCAAATCGCCATCAAAATCGAGCGATCCGAGAAATTCCTCTTTCTGTGCGCGGCTGGTAAAGCAAATGCAGCACCAATATTCCGTATCACACATATCGCGGAATCGTTTGTTCTCTGCGCTCATGCGCTCGCGGAAACTCTGCTCTACTTCTCCGAGTTCCTCTAAGCACTCGCTTTCAAACTGCTCTAATTCGATGTGACTGTTCTTTTCTTCTTTCTTCGGCTTATCGTCGTTCCAGTATCCCATTACTTTTCGCCCCTCCTAAACAGTTCCAGTTCAGCCAGCGGGAACCATGTGATAATCTTCTCGTAGTCCCGCGGGAAATTATCCTTAATCGGCTTCAAAAACCGATAATCAATACCATCGAACGTTCTGCCGAACAGCTTATAGTCTACCGGCAGCCGAACACCGCTTGCATCAAATTCGCGCAGCAGGTCGGCTTTTACCCAATCGAACACCGGATAGAACCGCTTTGCATTGTGGTTGATCGCTCCATGTGTTTTCATGGCGATACGCCGCATAGGACTATCTGCCATTCTAACGCCGGTGGCTGTGTATACACTGCCCGGCAGGCGTTTGCATTCGCGGATGATCTCACCGATTGCCGCGTCATCGTATTCCTCGCCCGGCAAGTCCAGCGCCTCGATCTTGGTTACATGCTCCGGCGATTGGAAGACCAGATTTCGCAGCAGCCGGTACAGTGATCTGTGCGGCAGTCTGTAAATGTGAGTGCCAAAAAAGTCCTCATAGTATGCGAGGCTGTTTTCGACGAATTCCAGACCCGGCACAGTGTAACAATAATACGGAATTACATGCTTGAAATACTTCCTCAACTGCAACCACGCTGCAATGCTGTCCTTACCTGTGGAAAATGCTAAGATCGCGGTATCGCATTCCTCCGCCATAGTACGGCAAAGGCTTTCGCCGCTGCTTGCATCTACTCTATCATACACTACGCTTTGTCCTCCTTGTCTTTGTCCATCTGGACGCGCACAGCACCCAGTACATAACCTTGCACGCTCTGTCCGGCATCGGCTGCGGCCTGCCTGATCTGCGCACCTTCCTCTTTTGTCGGGCGCAGCATAATGTTATCGCGCCGCCGGTTATATTCGGTGCTGGCTCTCTTCTGCGCCTCTGTGCCTGTGTATTTCTGTGTTGCCATTGTCAAGCCTCCTTGTGCTACTATGATAGCACAGTCAGGCCATATCAGTAAACTGACATATTGCATAAATAAGTTAACTGATATTTGTATAGAATGTGCATTGATTCATTGTCAGTTAACTGATATACTATAGTCACAGTAAAGGAAAGGAAGTAATCAATATGACCGCAACCACCAATCTCAGCAGCTACTTAAAGCACTGCATTACCCGCTGGTACGACAACGCCAAGATCGACTATGATGTAAACGGCTACTTTGTAAGCGCCGAAACCACCGAGAACAACCTCTACATCACATGGGTAGAGGAAGAAGAAGAGCACACAATGCGCATCGGCTACTACAAGGACTTCACGGCCGAGCAGCTTTATAACATCTGGATGGAGGGTTAAAAAATGATGACCATCATCAACAAGACTTTCGCAATCGGCGACACCTACCGCGGCACTCGCGGCGATCTCTTTACCGTAACCGCCACCGGCACACGCAAGATCAACGGCACGCACCGCACGAGCACCGCAACCGTCACCCTCACGCACGAGGGCGGCAAGGCTTACGAACTCGACCTTTCCCACGCACAGCGCCTCTTGCTCACCAAGGCATAAAAGGTTCTCGCAGGTTCACCCTTAAAGCCCGCACCCATAAATTTTAATTTGGAGGTACACACCATGAAAACCAATTACCCAATCCTCACCAAGCAGAACGCAGTCATCGGCAACAAGTACGCATCCGCAGGCGATGGTTATATCACCCTTAATCGTATCTACCGCATCACCGAGCAGCAAGCCGCCGAAAACTGGCTTTCCTGTCTCGATCGTTACGAGGCCGTCACTAACAAAGGCGATACTCTCAACGCTGCATTCCCTGATAGCGACCTATTCGACTTTAACCGCTGGAACTAACCACCACCCGCCCCGGAGGAACGAGGGCAGAAAGGAAAACCATCATGACGAAGTTTATCGCCATTATCGCCGCCCTGCTTCAGATCGTACCGGCCACCCGCACCATCTCCGGCGAGGTGTACCGCATCGACTACCCGACCGGCACGCAGGACGCGCCCATTGTTACCATCGTCACCGAGGACGGCGACGAGTGGATCACCGATGACTACATCGCACCGCGCCACATCGCCGTTATCGCGGGTAACTCTTACGAGTACGGCGAGGACGCAGGTGAGGTTATTATTTCCGATCCTGTTGTTATCTCCATCATCGCATAGGGAGGCAATGCCATGCCAACAAGAGCACCCAGAAAATGCATCTCCTGCGGTGGGGTTTTCCTGCCGCAGTACGATGATCAGGTAAAGTGCCCGGATTGCGCCGCAAAAAGCATTAAGTCCACCATGCGCCCGCGCACCTGCCGCCAGTGCGGCAAGGTGTTTGATGGTGGTCCGCGTGCGTGGTACTGCCCGGACTGCCGCGCCGAGCGCCAGCGCGAAGCAAACCGCCGTCAACGCGAGAAAGGCACCGTGCGCCCTCTTGGCTCCACCGACTTGTGCGAGGTATGCGGCAAGCCGTATATCGTCAAGTCAGCACGCCAGCGCTATTGTCCGGACTGCGCCGCCGAGGCGGTCAAAGCCGCCGATAACGCCCAGGGCCGCGCCTATATGGAGGACTACCGCAAGGAGCGCATCCGCCACACCGACCGATTTTGTAAGGTCTGCGGCGCTGAAATTCCGCCAGACAGCCCGGAAAAGTATTACTGTTCCGATGCCTGCCGCCAGAAAGCCAAACAGGAGAGCCAGCGCAAGACGGACAGCAAGCGCGGTATAACCGCCGCCCCGCCGAAGTTCGTTCCCTTTCCCAAGATCGTGGAAGCACATGCTGTCGGCTATGTTCTCCCGCCGCTGTTGCAAGCCGACGGACCATTTGAGATCGTAGAGCGCTATCGCAATGAGGACGGAGAAACCCGTTTCCGCGCACGCTGCAAAAAGTGTGGCCGCGTGATTGACCGCTCTCAAGTGTACTTTTACTCGTCCGAGGTAAAATCATGCGGTTGCGAAAGAAACCTGCACATAGGCGCAGGTAAAGCCATTTCGGCGGCGCACGCCAAAATACCGCACATCTGCATGATGTGCGGAGAGCATTTCACCGGCGGCGCGCGGTCTAAATACTGTCCTGCTTGCCGTAAAAAGCATGTAGCCGAGTTGAGCAGAGACTACTTCCGCCGTAAAGCCGGCTGGACCGAAGAAGAAATCCGTCTCGGCCACAGAATTAAATAGCATGACAAACCCCGCTCACCAAAGCCATAAGGTGAGCGGGGTTTCCCATTATACGACTGTTTCGGTTTTGCAGGACTCGCACCTGCTTTCAGCAACTATGCAAACCGGTATACCTCCACAGGGAGGTATGGGCGCTATCGTCGCGTCTGTACGTCGGGCTTTTACCGAGGCTTGCGCCGCTGTCCAGAACGGTTGTATGAAATCCAGAAAGGTAATAACCTCACTTTCGCAAGTTTACTTGTGTTTCCGTCCTGATGATTAGGTATGCTTACAAGAGATAAGCAGCTGGTGCTCTTTCGCGGCGTGTACTTAGCCGCCCGAAAGCGCCGTATCGGCTTTGTAACTTTGTTAGCAAACTGGTGTTTTGCTCTCGGCTCACTAAGTCCGTGTGAGTGCTTATCCAGTAGCACTCTCCCTCTCATTATGGGCTGTTCGGCGTTGCTCTCCGTCGTGTCGCAGTTGCTATCGGTCTGTAATCCGGCTGATTTCCTCGTAAGGTTACAGCGGGGAGCGACCCCGGTTGCGGCGTGCCTGCAAGCACCCGCGAAACTCTGCCGAACTGTTGCAGCAGTCCAGCATTGTTCGGAAACAGTGCTCGTCTTTCCGAGCTGTCAGAATATTATCGTCCTCGTTGGAGGCGTTGTGCTCCCTCCGCCTCATGCAGCTTCGGGAACAGATTGCCTTGCACGTCGTCCACCATGCAAGGCTTGCCAAAGTCCGCCACGTTGCCCTTGGCTAAAAAGATTCCATGCGTTACCCGTCCGGCCTCGCGCAGCCATCCGGGCATGTTTGCGGTGCCTGTCGCCCGCAGGCACCGCACTCCATTCTCAATTTTTTAGCGTGAATGTTATTACTCCGTCACCCTCATGCAGGCTTCGGAGCATATCGGCGTGCCGCGCAAAAGGCACGCCGAAAGTATAGAAAGGATAATCAATGCCTTCGTTCCGCGAAAGGCGTTTTGCTCCTCTGCCCTCATGCAGACTTTGGAGCAGGTCAGCGGCAGGTCTCCCCACCGCTTTAAGTAGGTGTTTGGGGTTAAACAGAAAGGCTTGTCACCCGTCAGCCCTCACGCAGGCTTTCGGGCGTGTACCCGCCTTTCGGCGGGCTGAAAGCGGAGGAACGAAACTCCGTGATTCCGCCCTTTCGGGCTTTTATCACGATATCATTATACCACCATTCTTTGTAGCATTGTGTAGTCCGTTTTCCACAGCTTTATGCACAGCCTGTGCGTATATGTTCTACTGCCCGCAACGCCCGTGCGTGCATTTTTCCGCGAACGTGCACTTCGTTGTAATTCATTCTCTCGGCGGTCTCTCTCCACGACCGCCCATTGACATAGCGCTCGATCAGCAGCGCCCGCAGCGCAGCATCCTGCACCTTAGCCGTGGTGCTAATAATCTCGGCCTTAATCAGTGCAAGCCGTTCTTGTTCTTTCTGTATCTTCTCGGACAGGGTAAGATACGCATCCGCCTTGTTTGCGCTCACGTCACCGCCGCCGCCCGGCGTGTCCTTGATCGTCGCCGTTGCGCTTGTCGCCCGCGTCCACGCCCTTACTCGTGCCTCCTCCAAAGCGGCAATGCTCTTTTCCAGATCAATGCCGCGCCTGAGCCAATCCTTAGTAGTCGTTGGCCTCTACCTCCTCGGTTCGGTTGTGTGTAAATCTTCTGCGTCGTCGTATCTTTGCCGCTCTGCGTGTACAGTCCGCACCGGGCTCACAGCCGCGCATCCTGCCCGTGTCCGCCATGTAATGACACGCCCCCACGACTGGTACCAAGTACCCGCCAGTAAGCGCATCCGACGCATTCGCTTTTCTTTCTCATGCCAGTGCTATTCCATTCTCCCGCAGTTCTTCAATCAGATCGTCGATTTTAACGTATTTTCGGGCGATGCTGTCTGCGAGGTAGTTTGTTTCGTCCCATATCCGCCGTAATCGGTCATAGTCGTACCCTTCTTTATCCCGTAGAACGCTAAACATAATTGCCCATGTAGACGCAACCGCCGTGTTCGTTGCGTCGCGTTTGGCTTTTTCTATGTCACCCTGCGTCGCCGGTATTCGGTATGGGTTGACTTTCTTTTTCTTCGCCATTTCCGTATCTCCAATTTTCATACCGCCGCATCTCGTCCAGATACTGCCGCATCTCCACGCTGTACTGCTTCACTCATCCATCCGCTCCAACATATCAAGGTACTTTCTCGCCATCGCCGCCACCTGAATTGCCTCGCAAGCCGCCGCTTCGGCGTACTGTTCAACGAGAGCCACATGCTGCGCCGTCGGGATACCGTCACGGATACGGTGCCAGAGCTGCTCCATTGCCATTTCGATACTGTCGCATTCTTCCCGCAGTTCCTCGGCTTCCTCCGTAATGATTGCCCATCCCTCGTGCTCTGAGTGGAACTGCGGAAACCGCTCATTTGCGCTTTCCAGTTCCTTTTCAACCAGCATTTTTACGTCTTCACTTACTGCATTCATTATTTTCTTCCTTTCAAACACAAATCATCGGTGGGTGCGGAATCTCCGTATCTACCGGTTTCCATAGGTGCAGGCAGTACGGATAATTGTTGATGTACTCCGACTTAGGCGGGTGGAACTGCATAACGCGTTCGTCCTCGCCGAAAAACATATCCTTAATAGCGCACATCTCGTCCCACGTCGGGCAGCACTTGCGCTGTGCAGAGCCGGGCGAAACGCTGACGTGCTCCCATCCCATGCCGTTGCTTGCGATCACCCGGAACGACTTGCCGCCAACATACACCTTAAAAACACCGTTTCCGCTGTCGCCGGTGCAGCCGTAAAACTCGCGTTCTCTGTCTTTCAGCCGGAACTTGTCCAGCTTGTGCAGGTCAATCATACAGGTTCACTCCCTCAATCTCCGCACGGATTTCCAACGTATAAAGATAGTCAGACATGTGCTCACGCTGTGCTTTTAGCAGCTCGATAGGGCATTTCAGCGTAAAATCAAGCGTGCCCGCCGCGTGCTTAACAAGTAGCCGATTCAGCTTTTCATAGCGTTCCTTCGTCTCGTGGTACTCGCGCTTCATGCGC